TACAGAAATAGGTAAAGAGTGCGGTGTCTCTGCTATGACTATACAGAGATATTTACAAGAGTTTGGATTGTTGAGAAAAAAATGAGCGATTACCCTAATAAGTCTGGCGGGTATCAGGCATGGATCACAGACCTTCAATTAATTGCAACGGATGCCCCATCTGGTCCTAAAATTATAAGAGAGTGCCTTGAGATAGCAGAGATGCTAATTAAAAAGAATGTGTCTTACGGAAACTCTGCCCTAGACCCAATTCGTATATTTTCAAAGGCGGATTCAACAGAACAAATCCGTGTACGTATCGATGACAAGCTAAATAGAATTCAAAATGATCAAGCATTCCCAGGGGATAATGATATTGACGATTTAATTGGATACTTGATATTGCTTAAAATAGCCAACAAGGTTGCAATTTCAGTCAACTAGAAGTATAATATATCTATATGAATAATGAAATAGAGCCAGCAGTCCATTTTGATCGCATGAATAAGGTTGTCAGTGAATTACTAAAAGGTAATTCAGCAACTCAGATAGCATCAATAACAGGATTCTCACGTAAAGAAGTTTTAGAGTTTGTTGATGAATGGAAGTCTGTTGTGCATAACGACAGCAATATCCGTGACCGAGCCAGAGAAGCAATATCTGGTGCTGACCAGCACTATGACATGCTCATCAAAGAGGCCTGGAAGACCGTAGAGGACGCAGATCAGGCAGGCCAGCTAAGTGTTAAGGCTGGAGCCTTAAAGCTAATTGCAGACATAGAGACAAAAAGAATAGCAATGCTTCAGTCTATTGGTGTTTTAGAAAACACTCAAATTGCTTCTCAGATTGCAGAGACGGAACGCAAGCAAGAAATATTGGTTGGAATTTTAAAAGAAGTTACATCTGGTTGTCCAAAATGTAAGATGGATGTTGCAAAAAGATTATCACAGATTACTGGTATTGTAGAGTCCGTAGTAATTCAGGACGCCGATGTCGTTTGATTTTAGCGATTTAATTGATATTCTAGATGGCGAAGAGTTTGAAGAAAAGCCAGTCGACCTTAGAACATTTGTAAACGATCCAAATTATTTAGGATTGCCTCCATTGTCTGATTACCAGTATATTCTTATTGAAAAAAGTTCACAGATATACAAAGAGTCAACTTTAAAAAAATTATTTGGAGAAGAAGAGGGTAGTCTTAGATTTAAGCAGACAGCCAATGAAGTTGTAGCTCAGCTTGGTAAGGGCTCTGGTAAAGACTACTGCTCTACAATTGCAGTGGCATACATAGTGTATCTACTTCTATGCCTAAAAGACCCAGCGACTTATTACGGGAAACCTCCTGGTGACTCTATTGATATTATTAACATTGCCATTAACTCACAGCAAGCAACGAACGTATTCTTTAAAGGTTTTAAAAGCCGAATAGATAAGTCTCCGTGGTTTATTGGTAAATACTATTCGAAGGCATCTGAAATTCAATTTAATAAAGCTATAACAGTTCATTCTGGCCACTCGGAAAGAGAAGCATGGGAAGGGTATAACGTTATAGTTGTAATCCTTGATGAGATCTCTGGTTTTGCAATTGAAAACACAACAGGACACGACCAAGCAAAAACAGGTAGCGCAGTGTATGATATGTATAGGGCTTCAGTAGACTCACGCTTTCCAGATTTTGGAAAGGTTATACTTTTGTCATTCCCTAGATTTAAGAATGATTATATACAGCAAAGATATGATGCTGTCGTGGGAGAAAAAGAAACTATAATAAGAGATCATAGATTTAAGATGTACGAAGAGATGGCTGACGGAACAGCAGGAAATGAGTTTGAGATTCAATGGGAAGAGGACCATATCATATCTTATAAGATACCTAAAGTATATGCAATCAAGCGCCCTACCTGGGAGATCAATCCAGTTAGAAAAATTGACGACTTTAAAACAGCATTCTATACAAACCCAACAGATGCTCTATCAAGATTTGCTTGCATGCCACCTGATGCAGTAGATGCATTTTTTAAATCAAGAGAAAAAGTAGAAAAAGCATTTAATGTTGGTGCGATTGCAGTTGATAATTTCGGTAGACTTGAGGAATGGTTTATCCCAGACCCAGACAAAAAATATTATATACACGTTGACTTAGCTCAGAAGCATGACCATTGTGCTGTAACTATGGCTCATGTAAATAAATGGGTGAATGTTAAAGTAACAGACACTTACTCTCAGCCCGCACCTATTGTAGAAGTAGATGCTGTAAGATATTGGACCCCAACAAAAGATAGATCAGTAGACTTTACAGAAGTAAAAGACTATATCCTTTCTCTTAAAACAAGAGGATTTAATATAGCGGTATGTACCTTTGACAGATGGAACTCTCATGATATGATGCAGCAGCTAAAACAATACGGCATCAATACAGAGATTCTGTCTGTTGCTAAAAAACACTATGACGATATGGCAATGGTTGTGGCAGAAGAAAGGCTTGTGGGGCCACATATACCCTTACTTATAGATGAGCTATGTCAGCTTAGAATTATGAGAGATAAGGTGGACCACCCTCGAAAAGGTTCTAAAGACTTAGCTGATGCTACATGCGGAGCAATATTTAATTCAATTAGTAGAACTAGATTTGATAATAATCAAGAAATAAATGTACATACTTATGAATCAATGAGCTATGATAATGATTTTGGGACAAAGGATGACCCAGACACAACATCCTACAACATGATAAGGGCGCCGCATATGCCCCAGGATTTACGAGAAGCAATGGACAGGATGCAAATAATATGAGCGAGTACCAAGAAAGAGCAAAGATGTGTAAGTGTTGTACCAAGCACGTACCACTTCCAACATCGTTAATTGAATATGAAGGATTGCTGTTGTGCCCCACAACACATTCTAATATAATTGAGTATAAAAGAATATGGAATTCTTTTGGGCAAAGGCCAATGGGCAGTATAAGAAAACATTTTTCAGAGTATGTTCAGCAAATTGTAGAAAGAACTATTGACAAGCCGTCATCATAAATATATAATTAATCAGTAGGCAGCAATAGCTTAGTTGGTTAAAGCCCCGAACTCATAATTCGGTAATCGTAGGTTCGAGTCCTACTTGCTGTACTGATGGGGATTAGCTCAGATGGTAGAGCGTCGAACTGTTAATTCGAATGTCGCAGGATCGATGCCTGCATCCCCAGCAACATACCTCTGTAGCTCAGCGGAAGAGCAACAGACTTCTAATCTGTTGGTCGCTGGTTCGATTCCAGCCAGGGGTACAAAATGATATACTGTAACTATGGAAAACCCTTTAGATAGAGCGCCAGTAACATGCAGGCTTTTGTGGAAGCAGTGGCAGCAGAACATGCCAAATAGCCCTATGTTGCTTGCAGCAAAAGAACGTATATCTTCTTATAGAAAAGAAGACTGGGAGGTTATGGTAAAAGAGGCCTATGAGCTAAATGCATACCTTGCAGAATTAATGAATAATAATACCCCATTAGATTCAAAAGAAGCAGAAATTGGATTTGATATGTTTGCAGATCATTACATAAAGTGGTTTTTCCCAATAGATGAAGAATATATTTTGAAGTTGGTTATGGCCACACAACTTGATAAAAAGTATGCATTATTTTTTGAAAACCAAGCTAAGGGCCTAGGCATTTATTTGCCAAAACTTTTGCGTCAGCATGCACACAGATTAAGCAGTCAACCAGAATAAAAAAATGATATAATTGGTTTAAATAGATTAAACTAATTAAACAAGGAGAACACAATGTCACAAGCAATTCACCCAAGCGCAGCAAAAGTTTTACAGGCAGCTAAAAGATATGCCGATGAGGGATATTCAGAAGGACCAAACAACGATACAATTTTTGGAAAAAGATACGGCATGAACCACCAACCATGGTGTGCAATGTTTGTATCAGGATGCTTTGATGATGCAGGATTAGTTCATCTAGTTGCAGCTTCAACCAAGAAAGGCTTTGCGTCATGCGATGCAGGAGCGCAGTGGTTTGCAAAGAATAAGAGAATTGTTCCAATTGGACAGGCACAACCTGGGGATGTTGTATTCTTTAACTTTGACAAAGCGCCAACAGATACAGAGCACGTTGGAATTGTTTACAAGAACGACGGTAAAAATTTGCACTGCTATGAAGGAAACACTTCAGGAAACTCAAAGGGCTCACAGGCAAACGGAGACGGCGTGTTCCTTAAGAAGAGGGCGTACAGTCTTGTGATGTCAGTTGCTCGACCAGACTGGGATGCAGTGGCTAAGAAAGCAGCCCCAGTTAAAAAGGCGGTAGTTAAAAAGGCAGCAGCAAAGACTGTATCTAAGAAAGCAAAGTAATTAAATTGGAAAAATCAGATCTTCCTATTATAATTAATGATTTTTTTTCTAATGATGAGCTTTTTGATTTAAAAAGCAAGATGGATATAATCTTTAACTCACGAGAGAAAAAAAATATAGAGGACTTGTCATGGGAAACAATATACACAAGCTTTTCAGACATTCAAATAGATAAATTTTGTGGCAGAGCCCAGCTATCCTTATCTTCAGAAGATAACAATCTTATACCAGATTCTGTTAAAGCAAAGATACTTGCAAGGGCAAAAGAAATAGATCCGCTTGCAGAGTTTAGATATTTTTCTATAGTTAAATATTCTAATGAGTATGGCATACCTCAATTAGCTCCTCATTGTGATCATCCAGAAAAAGAAACATTTCTGTTTGATATACAGGTTGATGGGAATATTGAGTGGCCCCTTATGGTTAATGGCGAAGGATATACTTTAAGAAACAATGGCATATTAGTAGTAGATGTTCAAAATAATCCACATTGGAGAAAACCAATGAAGTTTAAGGATGACAGCTTTTTGTATATGCTTTTTGTTATGTTTAAAAATGATACTTTAGAATTAGCAAATTTAGAAGATCAAGTTAAGAAAAGTGAATCTTACAGCTACCTTTACAATAGAGAGTTTGAAAATCTATTTGGAATAAAACAATATGACTGGAAAGAAGTTAGAGGTAAATAGTGTTTGAATATTACGTAAAAAAAGTTACAAAGGTTGTAGACGGAGATACAATAGATGTTGATATAGATCTTGGATTTGATATATCGTTTAGCTCAAGAGTAAGACTTGCTGGTATAGATACTCCAGAAAGCCGTACTACTGACAAAGCTGAAAAAGCATTAGGTCTTGAAGCAAAAGCTTATCTTAAGCATGAAATAGAAGCAGCTAAATCTGTTGTAATAAAAACAGAGAAGATGGATTCATCTGAAAAATATGGTCGCATTTTAGGCTGGGTGTTTTTAGATGGATCAGATGTATCATTAAAT